ACCAAGAAAGCTGACGCGCTGGCAGCGGCGACCGAGAAGGCGAGCGGTATCCTTGCAGCTCGCTATGACCTCCCGATCGAGGCCTGGGGCAGCGACCTCGCCGAGGAGACCTGCAAGCTCGCCGCGTACACCATCCTGAGCGTCCGCGGGTTCAACCCCGAGGGCGCCGACAAGAACGTCCGCGATCGCTACGACGACGCGATGAAGTGGCTCACCGACGTCGCCAACGGGAAGGTGAACCCCGTCGGGCTCATCGACCAGTCGCCGATCGAGGACGAGACCGGCGTCGAGATCGCCTCGTATCCCGCGCGCTTGTGGTGCTGACATGTCCTTCAAAGGTGATTTTACGAAGCTAGCTCGCCTCCAGGCGAAGCTGAAGACGCTTGCGGGCAATGACATCAGACTGAAGTACGCGAACGTAATGGGCGCGGCCGCGCTCGCCGAAACGCAGCTCGGGTTCCGCGAGTCTCGCGATCCGTACGGTGTGCCGTGGAAGCCTCTTCTGCTGCGCGCCGGCGGGAAACCCCTGCTCGACACCGGGCGACTCCGGAGCTCGTTCTCGTACCAGCCTCGCGTGTCAGGCTTCTCGATGGGGACCAACTTCATCGGCGGGCGTGTCCACCAGTACGGCGCGACGATCCGCCCCAAGCGCGCCAAGTTCCTCCGCTTCAAAGGCAAGATCCACGGTCGCACACGACGCACGACGGGTCTGATCAGCGCATTGCAGGTGACGATCCCGCGTCGGCAGATGGTGCCCGAGGGACGATTTGGCTCGATCTGGTCGAAGGCCTTTCACGATACGGACAAGCGCTTCGTCTTGCGCATAATGAAGGGTTGACCTCATGGCCAACGTGACTGCTCTCCTCCTCGAGCTCGAGGAGAGACTTCGCGGCATCTACCCGACGATCGCCTTCGGCTTCGGCGAGAAGGACATTTCTCGTAACGACCTGGCTCCGCCGCGCATCGTCTGGGTGCCAACGACCGGACTGCACTCGGCCGCGGAGAAGCAGAGCAAGAATCCTCGCTCGGTCCTTACGCGAAACCCCGCGGTCGTGGCCCACTGCTGGGCCGTCGATGACGCCGGCACCGGCGCGAACCCGTTCGCGCACTACGACGCGTGCGAGGCGCTCGTTCACGACCTCATCGTCTCGATCTACAGGAGCGCTTGGGGGTCGATCGCGTTCGACGGTGAAGAGTGGTTGCAGCCCGACCAGGTCGACTACGGCCACGTCGCGCTCGTGAAGTTCTCTCCGAAGGTCCCCGTTCTCGAGAAGACCTACCGCAAGGTCCAGGTGACGAAGCTCGAGGCGGAAGCCCGGAACGTCGTCCCGGGCGACAACAACATCGATTGGAGCGAGCCATGAACGGAAACGCATACGCCGGTGACGAGCTCGTGACCGTCGACATCATCCCAGGGTCGGACGTCGTCGCCGGCGACGAGCTCGAGGCGGAGCAGCCGCTTCTCGAGGTCGCGCCTCCGGCCCCGGACGCTCCGGCCCCGGACGCCGATGCCGCCGGTGGCGCACCGCCGCCACCGCCGCTTACGACCGGCCTGCAGACGATCGAGTCCTGGCGCGACCAGATCGGCACGCCGCTGTGGCTCTTCGCTGGACTGAAGCTCGGTAAGGGCTGGGCCATCGGCCAAGAGGTCACGCGCAAGACATACGAAGAAGCGGCCGAGTGGGCCGCCTCTGTCGCCTGCCGCTGACGAGTAACGGCGCGAGCCGCTGACCCAACATCGACGGCGACGAGCCGTCACCAGTCGAACGCGGGGCGAGGACGCCACGCGATCGGGAGACATCCATCATGCCGCTTCCGAAGGTCACTCAGAAAGTCAGTGACGGGGGACTCGGTCTCGCCACGCCCGACGACAGCTCGACGCACGTTGCGATCGGCGTCTGCTCGACGGGCACCGTCACAGCGCTCACGTTCTACTCCGACCCGGACAAGGTCAAAGAGGACTGTGGCATTGGCCCGCTCGTCGACAAGGCGGTCTACCACCTCCAGGTCGCCGGCGGCTCCGTCGGTGTCATGCGGGTCAACTCGTCGATCGCAGGCTCAGCCGGCGCTACGTCCGTCGTTCGGGGAGGCGCCGGCGATTCGACCGGCACCTGCGCTGCGAGCGGAGCGGCGAACGACGCCTACGACTTCAAGGTCGAGGTCACGAAGCAGGGAACGAACCTCGTCGCGGCGACGGCGACCTTCAAGTACTCGGTCGACGGCGGCGACAACTACTCGCCCGATATCGCTGTCCCCACGGGCGCGACCTACGTCGTGCCGAACACGGGCGTCACGCTCACCTTCGCGAATGGCGTAGGCCCCACGTCCTTCAAGGTCGGCGACGTCCATTCGTTCACCTGCGTCGCACCGGGCTACTCAAGCACTGACGCCAGCAACGCACTCGACGCCCTCCGGACGACGTACGCAACGGCGCGCTTCGGCTTCGTCCACCTCGTCGGCGCCGCATCCACCGTCGCCGGCGCGGCGACGATGGCCGCCGCCGTCGACGTGAAGATGTCCGCCGAGGAGAACGTCTTCCGCTATCTCTTCATCGTCGTCGAGTGCCCCGAGGACACCGACGTGAACATCATCGCCGCGTTCACGGCATTCTCGTCCACGCGCGTCTGCGTCGCTGCCGGCTCGTGCGAGATCGTCGCGAACGGAAAGGTCATGAAGCGTAATGCTGCATGGCCGGTCGTCGCGCGAATCGCAGCGCAGGACATCCGTCGCGACGTGGCGCGCGTCCGCCAGGACAAGGAAGGCGGACCGCTCAAGGGGGTCACGAAGATCTACCGGGACGAGTTCGTCACCGAGGCCCTCGACGCAGCGCGGTTCATCACGCTGCGCACGTTCGCCGGACAGGCCGGGTTCTACCCGACCAACGGGCGGACGATGGCGAACGCGGGCTCGGACTTCGTCTTCCTGCAATACCGCCGGCTCATGGATCGTGCCTGCACGGTCAACTACAACGAGCTCTTCAACTACCTGAACGACGACGAGATCACCGTCGACGACGTCGGGCACATCGTCGAGACCGACGCTGTCGCTATCGAAACCAAGGTCAACGGCGCCCTCACGGCGGACCTGACGAGCAAGAAGCGCGTCTCTAAGACGAGCATGACGGTGACGCGGGACAACAACATCCTCTCGACGCAGACGTTGCGCACGAAGGTCCGCATCCGGCCGAAGGGCTACTCGAAGTTCATCGAGTCCGACATCGGCTTCGAGAACCCGGCGCTCTCCCCCGCGCCCTGAATCGCGCGCGCTGACATCACGGCGCGCCAACGCGCGCCTCCAACCACGAACGCACGCCCCTGCTCGGGGCGTGAACGGAGAGGACCATGGCCGATTCGCCGATCATCAACGGAAACGCCTACTCGTGGGCGTCGATCAAGGCCGCCATCGACGGCCTCGACACGCCCGACTTCACGGAGATCACCTACGGGGGCTCTCTCGAGATCGGGAAGGTCCGCGGCATGGGCACTCGCGTCCGTGCAACGACGGCCGGCGAGGCCGACTCGGAAGGCTCCTTCTCGATGCTGAAGAAGCAGGCGTCCGTCCTCATCAAGGCGATGGGCAACGGCTTCATGCGCAAGCGCTTCCCGATCACGATCTCCTACGACGAGGAGGGCGAGGGCGGAATCATCACCGACGAGCTCTTCGGCGTCCGGATCACCAAGGTCGAGGACGCCCCGAGGCAGGGCACCGAAGCCGCCCAGACGAAGTTCGACATTCACATCATGCGGATGAAGCTCAACGGCGTCGATCCGCATGGAGATGAGGACCAGCTCTAAATGCTCAAGTTCGATCCCCCCAGCGAGGAGCTCCTGAAGGAGCTCCGTGAGAAACATGGCGACGACCTGCGTGAGGTCGAGGACAACGGGCGCTCGTTCATTCTCGTCAAGCCCGAAAAACCGCGCGGCTACGTCGACCGGTTCGTTTCGACCGCCGGCAACGACAAGAAGCGCCTCGAAGCGTGCGAGCTGCTCGCGAAGTCCTGCTGCGTGTATCCCGACAAGGAGACGCTCAAGCTGGTCTTCGACGACGAGCCGGGCATGGCCTTCTCGCTCTCCGAGCCTGCGACCGAGATGCTCGGACTTCGGCAGCTCGCCGTAAAAAAATAGTCGAGGCAGCCCGCGGCGACATCGACGTCGCGGCTCACTGCCTGATCGCGTTTCGCGATCGCCACGGCGGCGATGAGGAGTTCGCTGGCGCGGTCCTCATCGTCGACGCGATGCGCGAGCTCGCGATGATCCGTTCTGCGTTCCAGACCAAGAAGTGAGGCAAACGTGGAGAAGCTCTCTTGGATGTTCGAGCTGCTCGACAAGATGAGCGGGCCCGCGGACAAGATCGCCAAGTCGCTCAAGAAGCTCGACCCCGCGCTCAAGACGACCGGCGGCCAGTCGAGCCTCTTCTCGCGGATCATCGGCGGCATCGGCCAGACCTTCGGGCCGAAGGCTTCCGGTGCCGTGCTGCGCTTTGCGAGCGCAGCATTCAACCTGGGCGGCAAGCTCGGCATCCTTTCGCCCGCGTTCAAGGCGCTCGGCTCTGTCGGCGCCGTGGCAGGCAAGGGCCTGTTACTGGCTGGAACGGCGATGATCGGCATCGGTCTCGCCGCTGCAACTGCGGTCGGAGGGTTGGCGATCGCCGGTGGCCGGTACGTCGCGAGCGCGCTTGTCTTCAAGGAGGACTCGCTCACCGCATTCGAGGCGATCCTCGGCTCGAAGAGCGCGGCTGATGAGGTCATGGCGCAGGCGACGAAGTTCGCCGCGAAGACGCCGTTCAAGACGTCCGAAGTCGTCGACATGGCGAAGTCGCTGCTGACGCGCGGCTTCAAGGGCAACGAACTCGACACGCTCATGAAGGGCGTCGGCGACGTCGGCGCCCTTCTCGGCGCTGAGAAGATGGACTCGGTCATCAACGCGCTCGGCAAGATGCGCGCGAACGGCAAGATGACGGGGGAGACCCTGCAGATGCTCGCCGACGCGGGCATCAACTCGCAGCTCGTCTTCGCGTCACTCGGCAAGCAGCTCGGCAAGTCGAAGGACGAGATCGAGAAGCTCATGGCCGCGGGCAAGATCACCGACGCCCAGGGCATCAAGGCGGCGATGGATGCCATCGCGAAGGGCCTGTCGGGCGGCGAGCTCGGCGGCGCGATGGACAAGAAGTCGAAGACCCTCTCCGGTCTTCTGTCGACGCTCGAGAGCGTGCCGGAGGAACTCGTCTTCTCCGCGAACATGAGCGCGGCTATCGAGCCAATCAAGAAGTTCATCGAGCTGATCACGACGGCGATGTCGCCCGACAGTGCGAACGGCAAGCGCGTGATCGCGATGCTCGAGGAGGTCGGCAAGGCCGTCGGGGAGATCTTCGGCGAGATGAACGGCGGCGACGTCGCTGGCACGTTCGCCGCGATCCTCAACGTCGTCGAGCCGCTCTTTAAGGCCTTCGTCGCCTTCGGTAAGGGCGCGTTCAAGGGGATCGTCGCAGTCCTGACGCCCATCATCAAAGCCTTCGAGAAGTTCGGCAAGCAGCCGGGCGGCATCGAGTCGCTGACCCTCGCGATGGCGAGCATGGGCGAGCTCGTGGGCGCAAGCCTCGCCGTACTCGTCGTCGTCGTCGGCGCAGTCGTCGGAGCGCTCCTAGGGCTCATCACCCGCGCCTCCGCGATCATCTCCTGGCTGTGGGAGCTCGCCGGCGAGATCGTCTCCTTCTTCGAGAATGTCGACTGGGCGGCGCTCGGCTTGATGATCGTCGAGGGCCTGATCATCGGCCTCGCCGCGATGGCCGGGCCGCTCGGCATGGCGGTCACCGGACTCGGCGACATCGTCAAGGACGCTTTCACGGGGAACCTTCAGATCGGCTCCCCGTCAAAAGTGACGGACGGCTACGGCGTCGACACGGGCCAGGGCTACATCAACGGCCTGCAGAGGAGTGGCATCGGTGCCGCGCTCGACGGCATGCTCAACATGCCGGCATCGATGAAGCTACCCAACGTGACGGGCGGCAACGTCTCCGGCGGCCAGACCAACGACACGGGGCAGACAACCGGTCTATTCGGCTCTCTCGCATCGCTCCTTCCGTTTCCCACGGGAGCAATGGGTCTCGCGGGAATGGTCTCCACGGCGCTTCCTGCGCTCCCTGGGATGCCAGGCCAGGCCGGGCTCCCCGGACTCGCCGGCGCGGCCGGGATGCCGGGTAGCTCGGGAGCGCCCGGCCTTCCGGGTAGCTCGGGAGCGCCCGGCCTTCCGGGGCCGGGCGGAACAGCGGGAGCGCCCGGCCTTCCGGGGCCGGGCGGAACAGCGGGAGAGCCTGGAGCTCCTGGCGGCGCCAGCGCGTCTCCGGACTCGTCGAGCTTCTTCGCCCGACTCGCCGGAGCGATCACACCGTTCGCCCCCGGCGCCGGGATCGCAGCACCGGCCGCCGCCGCGTTCGGCGCAGCTCCAACCTTCACTGGTGTTGCGGCATCCGCCGCCATCGGTGCACCCCCGTCGGTTCCTGGCGTTCCTCCGGCGCCTCCCGGCATTCCACCCGTCGCAGCTACGCCGCCGAGCGGGACCGAGCCGGGGCTCTTCGACAACCTCATCGCGGCGTTGAGCATGGGCCCTGCAGCGCAAGCTGCGAGCCTCGCAAGCAACGCGATTCAGCCTGCGTCCGCGAACGGCCCGGTACCGGGCTCGGCGAACATGAAATCCGGGGATCAAAACGTGAACGTGGCAGCCCCCCAGGTCATCATCAACGTTCACGGAGCGGAGAACGCCGAGGCCGCGGGCAAGGAAGCCGCAGGCTCGTTCATGTCCCAGATCGGCAGCGCACTCAAGAAGCTCGGGAGTGAGCGTGGGGGGTGACCCGTGGCTTTGCCGTTTTGGGATGACGATATCGACGCGTGGGACTCGCTCCAGATCGAGGACATCAAGTTCGAAGAGCTCGACGTCACGGTGGACGGGGATCTCGGCAACAACTTCGACGTCAAGCAAGCGCCCGGTACGGACGGTGCTCCCGCCACGAACAAGGGCTACGAACGGATCAAGCCGAAGGTCCTGTGGACCATGTACACGGACGTTCACTGGGAGCTGTACCAGGAGCTCCTCGCCAAGGTGCAACCGAAGCCGGGGAAGGCGGCGCCCGTCGTCGTGACGGTGATTCACCCCCAGCTCCAGGTGTTGAAGAAGGAGAAGTTCGAGATCACCAAGATCTCCACGCTGAAGAAGGTGGGGCCGCAGATGATGCAGGCTCAGTTCGACTTGCTCGAACACTTTCCGACGCCGAAGCCGATTCCGGACTCAAGGCCGAAGGCGCCGACCGATGACACCCCACGCGAGCGGGCGGTCTTCGACCCGCTGTTCGACAAGCCGTCGAACAACCCAAAGCCTGAAGGCGACTCCGACGTCGACGGCGGGCTAGCCAAGAACTTTGGCGAAGGCTGATCATGACCACTGCTGCTACAGCCAACGGCCTCAGTGTCCTCGAAGGGGAGATCCATCTACCTCTTCGAGGCGCGTGGTTCGCTGAGCTCGAGCTCGACAGCGCCGACGCGGCGAAAGCCACGGGGATCGTCACGATCATTGCCGGCGATGTGAAGTGGGTGGGTCGCTCGATCGAGGTCGGCTCGTTCGTTGGGCGGGTGAAGGTGTCCGTTGTCGCGGGTGCAGCCGGCCTCGGAAAGCCGACTTCGCCGCGCTTCTACCACGCGATCCCCGCTCGGATCGTCATCGAGGACCTTCTCGCGGAAGGGAAGGAGACGCTCTCGTCATCGTCGGAAAAGAGCAAGCTCGACACCCTCCTCCCTTTCTGGACCCGGCCCGCCGGCAGTGTGACGGACGGCCTCGAAAACGTCCTCGACGAGATCGGTGCGACGTGGCGCTTCCTGCCCGACGGCACGGTCTGGGTTGGTACAGAGACGTGGCCGACCACGTCGTTGGCGAACGTTGTTATCGAGGCAGACTCTCCGCAAGACAGTCGGCTCGTCTTCTCGAGTGACACGCCGTCGCTCATCACCGGAGTAACATTTCGCGACCGCAAGGTCGCGCGCGTCGAGCACAGGATCGGTCCGGGCAAGACGCGGACGACGGCTCACTTCGATAGTGGTGCCGCGTCCCCCGATGGCATCGGCGCGGCGATCGGCAGGCTCGTTCGCCAGGAGACGAAGCACTTCGACTTCTACGCCGTGCGCGCCGGCGCGGTGGTCGCGCAGAACGAGGATGGCACGCTGGAGCTGAAGCTCGACGATCCGGCGATGCCGGGGATGTCGAAGGTCGCGATCGCCTATGGCGTTCCCGGCTTCAAGGCGAAGGTGAAGGCTGGAGCGAGGGTGCACGTTGAATTCGCCGAGGGCTCTCCGACGAAGCCTCGAGCGATCGTCGTCGACTCGGCGAACACGATCGAGCTCGTCATCGACGCCTTCGTGAAGGTCGTCGGCGGAGGCGACTTCGTCGCGCTCGCGGCGAAGGTCGACAAGGGCTTCGCGGACCTCGTCACCTATCTGACAGCGCACATCCATCCGACCCCGATCGGCCCCACCGGTCCGCCGGTACCACCGCCGCAGCCCGTGAAGTCGGTCGCGTGCACGAAGCTCAAGACGGACTAGTGACATGCCGCTCGGTACCACCCTAGCGGTCGACATCCAGGCGGTCTTCGATTCGCCGCCGGCGAGCGTCCACGACGCTGCAACGGGGATCGCCAAGGCCTACTTCGACTACACGGCCGGCGCTACGTTTGGAGCGTCCCTCCCGGTCATCCCGACGGCGCGACGAGACGCGATGGCCGCGACTCTTGAGATCGCGCTGGCGCTCCCAGGAGCACCACCCATCATTGCCGCGGCGCTGTCCGTCGCGGTGCTCGCCTTCTGAACCGGGGTGCCTGTCGCGGGTGCATCCGGCGCAGGCGTGGTGCCGACCTGTCCCGGTGCTGGCGCGGTCGTCGGCGCCATCGTCGGCGTCCTCGCTGTCCTCACCAACACGACTCAGGTGTCCGCAAAGGGAATCGCTGCGGGGCTCATCGCCGCGACGCTGACCGTGCAGGCGCCTCTCACGCTACCGCCCGCGGGGCCGATTCCGACGCCCATCGCGTAACCCGAAGAGGAGCTCGGCATGGCTGACGTCTACGGCGCCGATGTCTCGACGTTCCCTGACCTCGACGTGCGTGGCGTCCAGATCCGCGAGGAAGAGTCCGTTGCGGAATGCTGCCTGCGCCGGCTGGGAATCGACAACGGATCGATCTCCTACGACAAGGACGCTGGGTTCAACCTTCGAGATCTCCTGAACGAAGACCTCTCCGACTCCGACCTCCGCCGCAACGAAGTTCGCGCAGCGATGGAGTGCGAGAAGGACGAGCGAGTTCGCTCCGCCACCGTCTCGATGACGCTCGATGCCGCCACCTTCACGTTAAAGGTCCGCATCCGCGGCGTGCTCGTGTCCGGCCGAACGTTCGCCCTCACCGCTGCCATCTCCAAGGTCTCCGTCGAGCTCTTCAGGAACTCATGACCGTTTCCCTCGCCGACCTCCTGACGATCCCGACGAAGGATCAGGTCATCGACAAGTTCGCTGGTCTCCTGCGTCTGGCCGGATTCCCCGTCGCGTCGTGGCAGACGACGTCGTTCATGCGGCACACGGTGGAGACCGAGTCGGATCTCCACGTCGACCTGGCGACCCTGATCCAGAAGGTGGCGAAGGGCGGCTTCATCAAGCTCGCCGTCGAGGTCGGTGACTCGTGGGTCGACCTCTGCGCGGATAACGTCTTCGCCGAGGTGCGCAAGGGCGCGGTGTTCACGCAGGGCCGCGCCGAGATTGCCGATACCGCCGGCATCGGGCCGGTCACGATCAACCCGGGAACGTTCTACATCGCCAACGCGAACAAGACGCTCCGCTACTTCAACGTCACGGGCGGATCGATCCCGCTCAACGGCTCGCTGCCCCTGACCTTCCAGGCCGAGACCGCAGGTGGCGAATGGAACGTCGGCCCCGGCGAGCTCGTCGAGATCCTCACGCCGCAGCCGGGCCTGAAGGTCAGCAACCCGGCGCAGGAAACCGGCACCTGGATCAGCCAGCAGGGGACCGACGTCGAGACGAGCGAACGGCTCGCTCAACGATGCCTAGACAAGTGGTCGATGATCGGGAGCGGCTCCGACGACGGGGCTTACCGGTACCGCGCGACGAGCTCCTCGGCCGAGATCACCGACGCCCTCGTCTTCTCACCTGGCGGGGGAGCGGTGCGCGTCGTGCTCCGTGGCGATTCCGGCCCGGTTTCGCTCGCTGCCCTCGCAGCGGCTACGTCCATTATTCTTCAGAAGCGACCGATCGGCGTCCCTGACGTCCTCGTTCTGAACGCGAATCCGTTCGTGCAGCCCCTGGCTGGCACCGTCTTCGTCACTCCGGGGCGTGACCCCGCGGCGACGCTCGCCGCCGTGCAAGCGTCGGTGAACGCCTTTCAGCGCAAGCTCCCGCTCGGCGCGAAGGTCTCCCGCGAGAAAGTGATCCGCGCGCTGCTCGTCGACAACGTCGACGACCTCGATCTCACGACGCCGCTCCTCGATGTCCAAATTGGACAGACGGACGTGTGGCTTCCCTCGTACGCGCTCGTGACGGGGTAGCTCGTGGACTACGACGACTACCAGGTCAACGACGCGCCGGGATTCCTCAGCAAGCCCAACGGCACGCTCTGGAACCGCGTGACCGGCACGATCAAGAACGCGATCGGTGCCACCGCTCGAGCCGCCGTCAAAGCACGCTTCGCTAGCACGGCGACGGTCGACACCCTCGTCTGGCTCCTTGAGGACCGCAACCTCGACCCCGCGTGGCGCGAGACCTCGCTGTCCGTTCGAGCTCGCATCAAGGCTGCGTGGAGCACGTGGGAGAAGGCCGGCACCAAAGCGGCGATGACCGAGGCGCTCGAGCTCGCTGGGTTCACGAGCTTCCAGGTCAACGACCAGGCCGACGACGGCTCCCTTCAATGGTGGGAGTTCGACCTCATCGTCTACCCGCCGCTGCCCTGGACCGACATCTCGAAGAGCGACGGGCTCTGGGACGACGCTGGCGTTTGGGAAGACGGTGGTAGCTGGGCGCAAGCTGCGCCGCCAGAAATCATCGCGCGCCTTCGGCTCATCGCCCGCAAGTGGAAACCGACGCACGCGCGGTGCCGACGCATCGTGATTTTTCACCTCGCGGCGGGCGAAACCTGGGACGTCACGGCACCGCCCGGACTCTGGGACGAGCCGAACTCGCTTTGGAACGACGACTTTTCGTACATCTCCCCGTGAAGAGCTGACATGCCCGTAAACCTCACCGACGTCGACTCGTTCGACACTGCGACCGGCCCATCCGGCACCGACGTGCGCTCCGCGGCGTCCGTCCGAGATGCGCTGCAGCCGCTCGCGAATCGTACGCGGCACCTCTATAACCGCATCCTTCCGGTCGCCGACTTCACGGCTCTCCGTGCGGTTGTGACCGCGGGGATGGCGACCGGGCAGACGCGCGTTGTCGTGGACCAGGGGCTCTACACGTTCAGCGACACGAGCTCGGCTCCTCCGGTCGAACCGTTCTGCATTCGTCCGACGGACCGGTCTTCGAGCAACGGGCGCTGGCTCACCGCCACCGCACATCGTACCGCCCGGACGATTCGTTTTCGCCCGGGGCACCTCTGCAACGGGGAGATGCTCAACGTCTCCGGGACGAACCTCCTCGAGCTCCTTCCGTCCGCCGCGGCGGGCGTACCGATGTCGCCGGCGGTCACGATCGGAAAGCGCAACCTCGGAGCCTTCGAGATCGCGCTCAAGAGTGCGAGCGATCGCCACTGGTTCTCGATGCCGCTCGCGCTCCCCGACAACGTCTCGGTCAATGCCGTGAAGGCGAGGCTGGTTCCGGCGTCCGTCGGAACGCTGCCCGTGAACATGCCGTTCATCGGCCTTGTGCTGGTGACGTTCATCGGCGTTGAACGCGGCTACTCGGCACTGGACACCGGAGTTCAGCTCGACACGAGCGCGAACACCGGTCTCTACAACGCCGCGCACGACATCACGCTGACGCCCAACTCGGGGCTCGGCCCGACTGACCATTCCGCGGGCAGCTACGAGCTCATCATCGGCGCAGCAGGCGGCGCCAACGCCGTCCTCGGTGATGTCTGGAAATGGGTCGACGTCGACCTCACCGTCTACGACTCGCGAGGCGGTTGACATGCCCAAGAACCTTGTCGGCGACACGACGAACTTCCCGACGCAGACGGCGCCGCTGGGAGGCGAATCACGCACGTCTGCGAGCGTCGAAACACCATTTCAGAACGCCGCCGATCGAACGGCATGGATCAAGGCCCGGCTCGACTACATCGATCCGTCCGGCAACGGCGCGCGTCGACTTCGCAACGTCGAATCGATCGCCCAGCTCCGAGCGCTGACCGACTTGACGTCGGGCGTATGCATCGTCGACGGCATCGGCCTCTACGTGTACCGAGGGGCGTCGACGGCGACCGCGCGAGAACCCTTCGTCATCACGCCCACCTCGGTAGGGGGCGGCGCTGGACGTTGGGAGTGGGAAGCGCTCGCCACGCTCAACGTCGCCTACGGTCTCCCGCAGCTCGACGCCGACGCGCGCCTGCCGACCTCGAGGCTCGCGGCCGCCGGCGGCGGTTCGAAGATCCTCGGTGCCAGCGTCGCGAACGGCCTCGTCGATCTGTACACGTCGTCGGCTGCCGGCCCGTACTCCACGACCTCGACGTCGTATGTCACCGTGGGGAGCATCGCTGTCGCGTTCACGATGGTGGCTGGTGACCGCGCGCTCATCTTCGGCCAGGCGTTCGGCTACCAGCAGGACCTCACGCCGGCGCAGCACTTCACTCAATGGCTCGTCACGAAGCCGGACGCCTCGACCGCCGTGGTTGCGCAAAGCGAGATGAAGACCAAGGCCAGCGCGCTCACCGAGTACGTACCGCGGCCCTTCGGCACCTACTACACGGCGGTTGCGGACGGAGTTCACACCTTCGTGCTTCAGCAGAAGACGGAAGGCGCGAGCGGGGGCGCGACCGTCTCGATCGCCAACATGAACGTCGTGGCGCTCCTCGTGCGCCCCTGATCGGAGCTCCCCATGGCCTGGCTCGACACGGTCTTTAAGTTCATCGGGTTGAATCGTTACAACACGATCACACCGGCCCTCACGAATGGCCAGACGTGCGAATCGCAATGCGACGCGTCCGGACGCCTGCTCGTCAACGTTCAGTCGACGAACACGGTCTGGTCGGACACCGGCGCGCAGGCCGCCGAGAAGCTGGTGAAGTCGGGCGCCGGCAAGGTCTACCGCATCGAAGGCCGGAACACGTCCGGCTCGACGAAGTACATCTTCTTCTTCAACGCGCTCGCGCGGCCGTCGAACGGCTCCACCGGCGAGATCTTCTTTCCGTTCAAGGTCCTCGCCGGCGACCGCTTCACGCTGACGCTCGATCGTCCGCGCGCGTTCGCTACCGGGCTCTTCTGGAGCACGTCATCGACCGACTCGACGTTCACCTACGACTCGAGCGGGACGTTCACGATCTCCGTCGAATACGAGTGAGCCGCCGGCGCTGAACTGCGCCGCCACCGACTTTACATCACCCGCGCGCGCGCGTTCCCGCCGCTCGCTTCACGCATCGATCGTCGCCCCTCGGTCGGGCGCGGAGGGCACTGCCATGAGTACGAAGATCTTTCCGAAGGGCCTCGAGAACTTCGCCGACAAGGGAACGGACTGGAACACCGACACCATCAAGTGCCTCTTGATGACGGCGGTGGCGGACACCGCGCTGAAGGTGGTCACCAACGCGACGAACGCGAACCCGATCGTCTACACGGCGACGGCGCACGGCTTCACGAACGGCGAGATCGTCGTCATCGGCAACGTCGTCGGCAACCTCGCGGCGAACCAGATCGGCAAGGTCACCGGCGCCACTGCGAACGACTTTTCGCTGAATACGCTCGTCGACGGACTCGCTGTCCAGGGCAGCGCGGCGTACACAAGCGGCGGCTACGCGCTCAATCTCACCCTCGCCGTCAACCGACAGGATCTCGACGCGGGGCAGCTCGGCACCGCGCAGACGCTGACCACGCCGACGCTTGCCCTCGGCGTGCTCGACGCGGACGATGTGACCTTCACCGGCGTCAGCGGCGCGCAGGTCATCGGTGCTTTCATCTTTCGAGACACCGGGGCGACGGCGACGGATCGCCTGCTCATCTGGCACGACGGGCGCACCTCCGTGACGGTCTCGGCCGACGCGGCCGCTAGCGCGACCACCGTATGGGTCGAGCCGCTCGCCGGGGCTCTGCCCTCGGGCACGGTCCTCACGTTCTCGAACGGCAAGAGCGCGACGCTCTCCGGGTCGGCCGCCGCCGGCGCTCGGTCGCTGACGGTCAGTACGCTCAGCTTCGCGATCGCCGCCGGCCACACGGCCGAGGGACCGACGACGAGCAACAACCTCCCCGTCATTCCGAACGGCGGCAGCATCGCGCTGACGTGGGCTGCGGCCGGCATCGCGAAGCTCTGAGAGGTAGCGCATGGCTGACACGACACTGAATCCCGGGTCTTTCACGATCACGACCAACTGAGCGCAGACGCGCGACGCGCGCTGAAACGCCGCGCCTCGAAATCTCCAGCGTCCCACCGCGGACGCGACGCACACGTCCGCCCAAACCCACCAATCGATCACACGGCGTCCGCGCGGACGACGGCGTAGTCGTGCGCCCAAGGAAGACTCATGAGCCAATACACCTGGCAAGAAACGCTCGTCACTGCGAAGGTCGCGGGCACCGCGAACACTGCGGGCACCGCGGCTTCGTGCATCCCGACTGCGGCGAAGATCACTCTCCCTAATGGATTCTTCAGTCCTGGGAGGATGATCCGGGTCGTGGCGCAAGGACGGATTTCCTGCGTCGTGACGACTCCCGGAACCGCGCGCTTCGACGTCCGACTCGGCGCTGTCGTCGCGTTCGATACCGGCGCGCTCAACCTCAACATCGTCGCCAAGACGAACGTTCCTTGGTGGCTGGTGATCGAACTCGCTTGCCGCGCGGAAGGTCAAACCACGACCGCGAACCTCATGGGCTTCGCCCGCTTCCAGTCGGAAGCGGTGATCGCATCGGCAGCCAACGCCGCGGGCAGCAACGGCACGCTCATCGCTCCGGTCGGCGCGCCCACCGTCGGGACTGGGTTCGACAGTTCGGCTGCGCAGGCGCTCGATCTCTTTTTCACTCAGACGGTCGCGACGGGTTCGATGACGCTCGAACAGTATCGGGTCGAATCGATCAACTGATCGGGTGATGACCCATGCACTTCGGTAACGCGCTAGGGACCGGCCTCAAGCGCTGGTACGGCGGAAGCGGCAGCGTTTCCGCCTTTTCGGACCTCCAGCACGTTGCGGATCTCGCGCAGGCGACGGCGAACAATCAGCCGGTCCTCGACTTCACCACGCTGCCGTCCGCGGCGCTCGCGTACTCGTTCAACCCATCGGGAGTCGCGAACCCCGACTGGATGACGGTGGCGGGCGCCGGCCCGTCGGCAGCAGTTTCGAACACGCTCATGGCGTGTTTGTTCATGGTGCCGTCCGGGTACGCGTTCTCGGGCACGCATGGTGTCATTGCGCAGATCGGAGCCGGGGGCGCCGGCTGCATTCTCTTCTACAACGCCTCGACGAACGAGCTCCTCTTCGCAGGCGAAGCCGGCGTCGGCCTGGCGTTTAGCAACGCCGGGTTCGTCGTCGGCGACAGCACGATCCACACGGGGATCGGGACGGTAACGGCCAGCGGTAGCGCCCGCCTTTGGATCGACGGTGTCCAGCAAGCGGGCACCTCGGGCACGCTGAGCGCGGCCGGCGTGAACCTGAGCAGCAGCGAGATCCGCATCGGTGCAACCGACGCAGCCGGCACCCTGCCGATGCAAGGTCTCCTCGCAAGCCTCGGCATCGCTCAGAAGTCGTCGGCATTCACGGCGGCCGAGATTGCGAACGTCCACGCAGCGCTTCTCGAATACAAGAACGGCACGCCATACGCCGCTTCGAGCCGCCGCCAGGGGCCACGTCTCGCGAAGCAGCTCATTCGTCGGCTGAGGACATTCAAGCCAGCCGCCGATCCTCCTCCGCCGTACGTCCTGCGGAACAAGGGGCCGAGGTTTGCCAGGCCGTTCATTCGACCGAAAGCGTACGCGCAGGCACCAGTCGCTGGCGCGCTAGCCGACGTCTACGGGGCCGACCTCGCGTATTGGTGGTTCGAGGATTTCAACGGCGCGACGTGGGGCGATGACGTCGGGACCAACGATCTCACCGTCGGAGCCTCCGCACCATCGGCCGGCACTACGCCGGCGTTACGCGTTGCGCTCGACTTCGACTCGAGCACGCTCGACACCGCGTCCTCGGGAACGGGGGAGACGGTCCCCGTGGGCACAGTCGCGGCGCAGTATTGCGGGGACTTCAAGTTCACCAGCACCGGCAGCCTCCAGCCGATTCTGCGGATCAAGGACGGGATCGACCAGCGGATCCTTCAATTCGGCATCGACTCTGCGGACCAATTCACCGTCACCGACGATCTCGGTGCCGGCTTCTTTAGCGGCGTCCTGACCGCCGACGTCTGGCACCGCTTCGTCGTCGAACTTCGCTCGGACAACACGGTCTCGCTCTACATCGACGAGGCCTTCGTCGCGTCGGACAACATCCACTTCAACACGGCGTCTCTCCTCGCTGCGACCGACCGATTCACCATCGGCGGATTCTGGGGTTCGCTCTGCTCGGTCGGCATTGCGTACCGCTCGAGCGACTTCACCGTCGACTCGGTCGCGATCGCCGCGAGCACGGCGCTCGAGACGTACGTTCATTCGTCGCTCATCACGGTGACCTTCGACGGAATGTCGACGGAGAGCCGGGGCTTTGGGATCACGAGCATCGCATCGTATGCGGCCTCGCCGCCGGCGGGTTCGGTGGAGCAGAGCTCCGCCGCGCTGACTTCGCTGGCGAGCTACACGGCGGCTCCGTCCGTCGGTGGTGCCGAGCAGCGGACCTATGCACCGACCTCTCTGACATCGTACGCGATCGCTGTCCCGGGTGCGGGGACGAGCGAGGAACCGCGCGCGGTGACTTTGCTCGCGAGCTACACGAGCTCGCTGGCGATGGGCCGTGCAGACGAGGCGGACTTTGCCGCCACGAGCACGGGCCTCTACACCGCCGTCGTGCCGTTTGCGAACGAGGAACAGCGCGGCTTCGCGCTCGGCTCTCTTGCGACATACGCGATCGTGTTGCCGGCCGCGGAAGCCGCGGAGCGCTGGGCATCGATTGTCGTCACGCCCGGGGCGGTCACGGCATCGCTCGCGATCGCGAGCACCGAGGAGCGCGCAGCCCCCCTGACGTCATTGGCGTCGTACATCCTTCTGGCGTCGACGCCGGCGGCCGAGGAACGAGGTCTAAGCCTCTCCGCCCTGTCGCTCTACACGACCGCCCTTCCTGCCCCACGCGGCGAGGAGGCTTGGACGTCCGTTGCTGCGTCTCCCGGACCGGTGACCATCGCCTTCAGCGGCACCCCGCTCGAGGAGCGAGCCTCCAGCGTCGCGGTCCTCGCCTCCTACACGGCATCGTTGGCTACGTCGCTGGCGGAGCAGCGATCGATGTCACTGACGTCGCTCGCGACCTACGGTGTGACCTTCCCGCCGCCGTCGGCTGAAGAGCGCTGGTTTGGTGCTACGGCGGTCACGTCGTTGTCCGTCCTTCTCGGCTGCGCCGCCACCGAAAGCCAGGCACGCAGCGTCACCAGCCTCGCGACCTATACCGCCTCACTCGCGGGCGTGGGCTCGACCGAACTCGTTCCCCCCGCGCAATCGCTCTCCACGAGCGTCTCGCTGCTTCCCGCGGGCACGACGAGCGAAGCCTCCGGCTACGTCACCGTCGCACCGGGTACCGTCACGAGTGCGCTCGCTCGAGCGATCGCCGAGGAGGCGGGCTACGCGGTCCTTGTCGGAACGGGCGGCGCGCTTCAGTCAGTTGCTTTTTCGATCGGTGGCGCCGCGGAAGCTGCGCGTTCGATTGCGCTCGTTGCGAGCTATCAGGCGTCAATGCCGGTCGCCCCGACCAGCGAGGCCGCGGCCTATTTCATTACGTTGACCTCGTACGTCGCGCTCCTCAGCCCGACGAACAGTGAGGCGCGGGCCGCCGCGATCACGACGCTGGCGTCGTACGCCGCGGCGTTGCCCTCAGCTCGAGCCGAGGAGCGCGCCGCCGAGCTCGCTGCGACGGCGTCCTACGTCGCCAACTTCGCGAGGTCTGGATCGGAGGAGCAATCGTTGCCGAGCAGCTCGACGTCGAGCTACACGGCGGCAATGGCGTCGCCGGCGGCGGAGGCCACCGGGTACACGCTCGCGGCGTCGGCTTCGACCACCTCATTTCTGTCGACGGCTGGCGCGGAGGAGCGTGCACGAGCGGTCGCCTCGCTCGCCACCTACGCGGTTTCGCTCGCATGCGCCTCGGCCGAGCAGGCGACCACATCGGTCGCGCTCGGCAACTACATCACCGTCGCCCTGGGCGTCGCCTCAAGCGAGAGCCGCGGCTACGAGCTCGTCGTCATCGGCGGAGGCTCAGTCGAAGCGACCATCCGCTGGTCGGCGCGACCGGCAACGTTCTTCGTCGTCACGTTCAAAGCTGCGACGGCGATCGCCTCAGCGCAGCGGATTGCCACGCGGATCACCTTCACCATGTCTACCGAGATCCTCTACGTCGGCGCCGTCAACGTCATCGACTTCGAGTTTCGCGACAACTTCACGCGTGAGCTCGTCGATCCCGACACTGCTTCGATCCTCACGCAGCTGCAGGGCTCGAGCGCGTCGACCTCGTACACCTACGGCGTCGACGCGAACGTCACGAAGCTCGGGCAGGGGATGTACCGCGCCAAGATCAAGTGCACCGCGGCGGGCACCTGGGACTTCGTCATCGTCTCGCCAGGTCCCACCGCTGAAGGCACGGCACCGGGTTCGTTCGTTGTGAAGGCGCTTCCGTTCACCTGAGGGATCCGCATGACCACGAAGGAAGATGACGCGAGGGCCACTCCTATGAGCGGCATGCCGGCAGCCGGGCTCCTCGAGGAGTCCAAGCCGAGCACGCCGAAGAGCGACGGGCATCGCGCCGAAGTCATCGGGCGCGTGGAAAAGGTCGAGACTCGCCTCGGCCGCGTGGAGGAGCGCGTCAAGGGGATCGAGACGCAGGTTGATGACATGGATCGTCGCTTCAGCCGCAACGCGGCCGAGCAGGCCGATGCGCTCACCAAGGTGGCAAGCGCGGCCGCGAAGGCGGCCGACATCGCGCTCCAGGCGAAACAGGATGCCCACTCGGCCGACGCCAACGCTCGAACGATCGTTGAGAGCGGCCTCCGGATCCACAGCGCGGCGATCGCCGTGACCGTCGACCAGGCGGTACACAACGCGATGAAGCCTCTCGCGGACGAGGTGTCGAAGCTGAAGGACGTCGACAAGGAACGTTCCGAAGCCCACCGGGAGACGAATGAGGCGGTCGGCGCCATCGTCGAGGAGTTCGGCATCGAAGACCGCGTGAAGCTTGGTCGCAACGTGAAGCCCGGCGACCCCAAACCGCAACGCATGCTCGCGAAGCTCGATCGTCGCGCCAAGTCGTCGACCATCGTTCAAGTCTTTCTCGCGCTCGGAGTGATCGCCTCGGTCATCGAGCGCGCCCTCCAGCATCACTGACCAACCGCGCCGAATGGCGCGAGGAGATCCACATGGCATCGATCGACGCCCTTCGCGTTTGGGCTGACGCGCACCCGTATCTCATGATCGCCGTCGTCTGGCCCTTCGTCCTCGGCTTCGTGACGTTCTCTCTGAAGCCTCGGACACCGGAGCAATACACCGCGATCGCGGCGATGCGACCCGTCGCGTTCTGGTCGCGGTTCGTCGTGCTGCTCCAGCTCATCGGAGCACTCGGTCTCGATCCGGTGAAGGTCGTGAAGCTTCTGCAGAAGCTGGTGACGCCGCGCGCGATCGCGGTTCTCGTCATCGTCGGAGCGATCGGCGGCACCGCGATGTCGTTTGACGGCGCGCCACGGCGAGCCTTGTTCAGCTCCGGCGCGATCGTGCGCACCGGAACCGGCTGCGCGTTCTTCACGCCCGCGGTAATCGATGCCCTGGCGAGCAAGACGAAGTGCGCGCTCCAGAACCAGGAGCTGTCGCGCGAGCAGATCATCATCAAGTGCGCCCTGACCGGCGCGGAGACGGACAAGGTGATGCCGCAGGTCGAGGCTTCGCGCGCAGCGTCCGCGAAGGCCGTCGTCGCCGCGCGAGCGGACGAGCAGGTCAAGCACATCGGCGCTCCGACGTGCGGGCCCGATGCAGGTGCGACGGACGGGGGGCGCTGATGCTCACCGGTCACCAGGTCGACCCGTTTGACGCCAACGATCAGTCGTTCGCGTCAACGGCGCGGGCGGCATCGCCGGTGATCGTTGGATCAACCGACAACATCGACGTCCGCAACCACATCAGTTTCACGCCGATCTGGGATCAGCAGGCCAGCGACTGCTGCGCGCACGCCGCGGGCGAGGGCGTATACGCAGCGGCGGCGGCCGACGGCCACTCGATCTCACCGCCGAGCCGGCTCTTCCTCTACGCGATCGCGCGCCTGCTTGGGATGCTGACGGCCCCCCCGACGGTTCCAAGGCCTCCGCTCGAGGACGTCGGCTGCGGCCTCCGCTTCATGTTCAAGGGGATGAGCGGCCGCACGTTCATCGACGCGAACGGCGCGGACGTCGCGCTCGGCGTGATCGCCGAATCGCGCTGGCCCGAGATCGCGGCGAACGTGAACGTCATTCCTCCGGATGACTGCTTCCGCGCTGGCGAGAACGCGGTCATCAAGTCCTACTCGCGCATCGAGGATGGCGCCGCGACGCCGCTCGGCCTGCTGCATGCGCTGCGTCGGCTCCGCTGCCCGACGCTCTGCTTCGTGGTCGATCAGAAGTTCGCCGATGTGGGCAGTGGCGTCTACGACGGTCCGGGCGGGAAGGTCTTCGGGGGGCACGCGATGCTCGTCGTCGGCTACAGCGCGACGCAGCGCGCGTTCCTCGTTCGCAACTCCTGGGGCAAGGGCTTCGGGGTCGACGGCTATGCCTGGGTCTCTGAGGACTTCGTCGCTCGCGGCACCTACGACAAGTGGGTTACCGAGGTCGCGCCGGAGGTGATCTCGTGAAGTTCGCATCGTTCCTCGTCCTGGGCGTCCTCGTCGCCTGCCACTCGACGCCGGCGGCGAAGGCTCCCGTCGACCTCGTCGAGCCGTCGCCGGCGCCGCCGTACAACACGAGCGATCGCGACGGACTCGGGACGGCGATCGGCAACGCGTGCCTCCAGCTCCGTCGGCTGGCCTGTCCAGAGGGGTTTCCGACCGCAACGAAGCGCACGTGCTTCGAGCACTTCACCGTCCTCTCAGCGCTCGCCGATGTGCCGGCGGATTGCTTCAAGGCGTCACCGAGCGTCGACGTCGTTCGCGGCTGCGGCACCGCGCAGACGCACCGCGTGCGCTGCATCACCCCGTAGCGGGAGCCATCGACCATGAGCGATCCGCGCGATCCTTACCGACGTCGGCCGACGAAGCCGCTCCCGCGGGTCGAGCTCGCGCCGATCGCGCCTGCGCCCGATGGCGATCGCGACGCGGTCACGAAGGTCCAGTGCCCCATGTGCCCGGTTCCGGTGACGGCGGATGGGCGCGTGGACCTGCTCCACGCGCACGAGCTCGTTCACGCCCAGCCGCCAGCGGCGGTCGTCGACGACCTCCCTGGACCTCGCGACGACGAAACCGAAGGAGACGACCATGGGTGATTTCCGAATTGAAGTGAACGCGGTCGGTGGACACGGGTGCCAGCGCGACGTGAAGGACGGCGGCACGGTCTACGGCTGCGGGTCGATGAGCTGCCCGGACTGCATCGTCGCGGAGTTCATCGCGAAGCTGCGTCGGAGCGGCGCGAGCGTGAAGGACGCGACGCTCACGCACTGGCCAGGACAGCCCGGCGAGGTGAAGGACAGCTTCAACGTCGAAGGCGCCGCGGTCACGAACACGGCGAAGCGCACGCGCAGCGGCTCGTTCTGATGGTCAGCCAGACCAAGGACATCGACGATCTCTTCTTCCCGAAGCTGCGCGACGTCGCCGACGAGTTCGGCGCGCATCCGGCGGAGATGCTCGCCGTCATGTACTCCGAGAGCGGCTGTCGCGCGGACGCGTGGAATGACAACCCGAAGTCTCTCCCGCCAGAGAAGCGATGGAACGCGAGCGGCCTGATCCAGTTCATGCCTGCGACGCTCAAGGGTCTCGGCTGGACGCGCGGTCACGCCGCCTTCCGCATGATGTCGCCGACGGTGCAGCTCGACTTCGTGCGCCGCTACTACGCGCCACACACGGGCTACCTCGGCTCCGTCGGCGGGCTCTACGTCGCGACCTTCCTCCCCGCGCTCGTCTCGCACGCGGGCGATGCGTCGTTCATCCTGACGGCGAAGAAGGGCCCGCTCGGATGGGCGTACGCGCCGAACGCCGCCTTCGACGCGAACGGCGACTTCGCGATCACCGTTGGCGAGCTCGAGGACGCCGTCGCGCGCAACGCTCGAGGGCCGCGGTGGAGCGAGCTCCTCGCCCGTCTCGCCGGCGTCGACACGGTC